CTTTAGGACCATCATCAAACAAGTTTACACGTTTGATAGTAATAGTATGACCATCAATATGTTGGTAAGTACTGAAGAAACCACTTAACTCTAAATTTCTACCTGTACCGTAAACGAATTTACCAGCATCAAGTTTAATGTAGGTTCTAGCAGCTAAATCATCCTTCATAGCATTGTCAAACTCTTCACATCCACCTAAACCTGTAAATAAGGTAATAGATTTCTTAGAAGCATCAGACATACCATATAAAGCATCCCTTACAACTTGCTTAACTTTCTGAGTAGTTAAAATACCATAACTATCTTTATTAGTAATTTGTTCTAACAAACCATCACCAATAGGAATAGCTACACCGTTTTTATCTTTCAAGGTAACAATACCTCTATCATCACGGTTATCTTTACCGTACCAATATAACATTTCACATTCTAATTTGAATGCAATCATGTGTTGATACTCTTCAAAATCCCACCAGTAGTTACTAGTACCTTTGTCAGTTTGTACCTGCATGGTCATAGTTCTTTCTACTGCATTACCTTCCCAAGCAAAAGACTTACGAATAGTAGTAATTTGACCTCTAACTAAACCAGGAGCAGCTGCAAAACTTTCATTACCGGTAGAACCGTAAGAAGCCACAGGAGCAAAGGCTTGAGAGAACAAGTTACCTGCAACTAATTCAGTTAACGGAACAAACTCAGCAGCATTTGTAGCATTAAGTACAAATGTGTATTCCCAGTTAGTTCCACGTTGAACAGGAGATTCAGTTACACGAATTTGATAACCATTAGGTGTAAAGATAATGTAGTCTTTAGCAAAACGTCTTTCTGAAAACACTAACTTGAATGGTGTAAAACCAATACCAGGTTGTGTAGAAGCAGAAAAACTTTCAGCTAACATTACAGGTGAATAAAGACGACCAATAATACTGTATTCGTATTCATTACCTTCAATCTCCATTGTATTCTGCATACCTTCAGTTAAGAAAGACAAAGGAAACCTTTCATCTTCTTGACCCATCAAGTATGTTAATACCGGAGTTAATTTTTCGGGCTTCAACAGAAGTTGACGTTGCAACGAATTATCGTTGGTTTTGCCCTGTTCATTCCAAATCACATCTGGTGTGAGTTTAAAAATTGCCATGTTTGTTTATTTTTTATTTTAAAAAGTGTTGTTACTTTTTTGCAAATTGAACTGAACCATCATCCCAATCAGTATTATTACTGTTATCTCTTGGGTCAGATGATTTTAACTTTCCATTACCTGCTATAAGTCTTTCTCTTAATTTAGAGGTATTCTTAGTTGCAGCTGCTTGGTCAATATACTTGTCTAGTTTAAAGTTATTCTTTAACATTAAAGATAACTGTACTCTACCTTCAGTAGTTGACCATAACTCATTAAGCTTTGTTAGGGCTTCACCAGTAGCAATGTAATCAAAAGTTGATTTTCTTTCAGAAACAGGAATAGTAAAATTACCTACTTTTCCTGTATCTACAGTTTGTTTTAATGATTCATAATATCTTCTAGAATCATCTTTTCGTTTATCAGCTAAAGCTTTTTCTCTTTTCATAACTTCAGCAATTTCTTTTTCTTGAGCTTTAGCTAAAAGAACAGATGCTTCTTCAGCTTCATCTTCAAGTAAACCAGCAATTTCAAATTTGTCAATCTTCTTTGTAATTTGTTCTTCACTGTAACCGTTGTTTCTAAAAAATGTTCTTAATACTGATTTCTGTACATTTTCATCTTTTAAATCAATTGACTTAAAATCTATTTCAGGACTTTTACCTTTAAAGAATTCAGAAATAATTTCTTCTTGATCTTCTCCTGGTAAATCTGAAATCATACTTACTAAGTCAAATAACTCTCCTGCTTTAGGATGTACATTGTTAAAATAGTTTGTTACAATTTCTTGTGCACCTATTTCTTTTTGTTTTTCAATGAAAGAAATTAATCCTTCTTCTGAATCTTCGTATTCTTCATCTTCAGCAAATTCATAACCTAATTTACCGGCTAAAGAAAGTATTAAACCATCTTCATCATTATTACCTGTAATCTCTTTTTCAGGAGCAGGTGTTGGTTCAGGTTCAGGTTCAACCGGATCTTTCGGTTTAGGTTCAGGGTCTTTTTTAGGTTCTGCAGGAGGTTCATCATCAACTAAAGTAGCTTTAGCTGGTCTTCCTGGTTTACCTTTTGGTTCATCCACAGAGGGATTGTCAATTGTTTCTTTGATTGGTTCCGATAAAAAATCATCACCGAAATCTGTTCCTTGTTTAGTTGTCATCTTCGTTTCAAATTTAAAATTAATTTTTCTAATTTTTATTGTTGCAATATAACTATGTTAGTATACTTATATTATATGTCACTTATTTGATTGTGATTTCTTAGCAGCAATTTCTTTTTCTTTAATTTGCATGTCTTTTTCTTTCATTTCTTTTTCATGCTTCATTCTTTTATCATCGTTATATTGATTAGCTGCTATTTCTTTTTCTTTTAAGTTAGTTTGAGATGTTAATTTAAACTGTTCTAATGCTAATTTAGCTTGACCTAAAATATCTACATTATCATCACCTTCATCCATACCTAAAGCAGTAAGTTCTTTACCCATTAAATCCCAATGCCCTTTTCTATCAATTTTTTCAAGTTCTCTTTGATGTTGTTTTTCACCAAGTTGATTTTGCATTTCTAAAGTTTTTCTAGCTTCTTCACCTTTCATTTGTTCCATGTGTTGTTGGAATTCTCTTTGTTTAGCTTCAGCTTTTCTAAGAGCATTTTTAATTTCTACAAAAGATTCTTGTTCAATTAACTCAGCAATAGTAGAACCAGGTGTACCATTCTGAGCCATAGCTTGAGCTACTTGTTCTAACTTTTGCATTTTCTGTGCATCTTTAGTTGAATTAGACATAAAAATACCTAACTCAGCTTCACTGTATTCACCTGGATCAATATCCATGTAAACAGTATTACCATATTCAGGGTGAACAAAAGCTGTTTTTTTACCATTAATCCAAGCTAAACGTGAATAGTCTAATAAAGCTTGGTATTCTCTTTCTTTAAATTGGTCAAATAATCTAAAATACATTTCTGTAACTAAAGATGATTGAACTACAGCTCTTTCAACTCCACCAACAGTTTCTGAAGATGCAATAGTACCTTCTCTTTGTTTAGAGATACCACATATTTCATCCCATTCAGATTTAATAAAAGCTAATAAATCCATATAAGATTTAATTGTATCAGATGCTAAACGAATAGAAGTTTGATGTTGAGCATTAAATCTTACACCTTCTTTATTATAATCAACAAATCCGATACCAGTTAAATCTAAGTAATCCATCCATTTATCTGTACTCCATCCTTTAGGAATAATGTTTACATCTAATAAAGACATTTGGTCTTTCATTTTAGCCATGGCTAATTCCATACGAAAATGTACACCATTATATAATACTTGTAACGGTACCCCTAATGAAACTAAAGAAACGTTTTTAGAATTTCTGTTAGACATTACTCTACCATTATAAGGACTTTTACATTTAGATCCATTATCTAATGAACCTCTTTGTACCGGGCATGGTCTTATTTTCTTGAAAAATTCCTTATTAATTCTGTAACCTTCCCAAAATTCATTCTCCCAATGCCATTCTATTGTTTGGCCTTCAGCTACTTTGTAATCTTCTGATACATCTATTAATTGTTCGTCACCGTATTCATCTATAAATTTAACTATACCTACTTTTTTACGTGATTTCCAAACAACATGAATTATTTCTAGTAATCTACCATATGATTTAAATGGTTGTTGTCTATCTTGAATTTGAGCAAAAGGAATAAACCATTCAGCGTTAATAGGAGCCGATTGTTCTAATTTTATAATCTCATCTTTAGTAAAAGGGTCATCTCCTTGGAAATAATCTACAATACCTGATACAGTCATGTACTTTCTACGACACACCCAATCAGCATCTTCTACAAATTGGATATCCGGGTCTTTATCAAAATCTATATCTAAAGGATTAACTGCTTCGTAAACTACTTCATTAGAAACTACATCTCTAAACGAATAAACTTCACCAGTTACCAAAGAATCGAAAAATAAAATATCAAACTTTTCTTCTAATCTTAAATATTTTTTAAGATATGAAATAGCATTTTGCCCTAAAATAGCTCTTTTATCTCTATAACTAGATTCAAATTCTTTAGCTACATATTCCGGAGTTTGTGTTTCTTGAGTTGGTACCCCAGTTTGAACACCAGCTTGATTTAAAATATTGATGAACATTTGTTCAACTGTTTCTTTAATCTTCTGATTCTTTTCTTCTAATTTTTTATTTGTAACATCTCCGTTAGTAACTACTACAGAAAAATTATCCATTCTTTTAGCAAACTCACCTCTTAATAAATCTATTTTAGGTTTAATTATAGGATAATTCTTAACAAAATTAGGAGACCCTGTTCTTGTAACACCATAAGGTTGAAGAAAAGATTCATAGTCTTTATTATCTATAACTCCATTATAATAGTCATATAGTTTTTTAAGATATACTTTATAAGACGAGTTAGCAAACGATGCTAAATTAATAAAAGCATTTACGTTCTTTTTACCCCATTCATTTTTATTACTGATTTTATCAGTATAAGAAATAGTCTGTATTGGTATATTAAAAAAACCTGTTGATTTAGTTTCTTCCATTTGTACAAAATTAATAATTAGAATCTAAATTACCTAATGAATGAAATCTATTAAAAAAAGGGTCTTCATCGTAAATATAGTTAATTCTGTTAATTGTTTTAGTTTCTACTTGTTTTTGGTAAAACATAGCAACTAACATAGCTGACACTCTATCAAAGTTTCCATCATAATCAAATTTTAATAATTCTTCTAGCAAAGGTACAGAATAAATCATATTTAAATTAAGTTTATGTTTACCAGAAGGGTCAATTCCTCTTTTAGCTAAAAGCCAATCTCTTAGGTAAATAGCTCCTTGTTGCTTCTTTTTCAAATTAGACATTGACATACCAAAACTTCTACCTAATGAATTAGAAACTTTTTCTCCTTTATCGTAAATATCAGCTTCATCCTGAAGTAAGTGTAATACTTTATTTGAACGTGCATATTGTATAACATTACCCCTATCATTCTCAAATCCAATTTTAGCATTATAATACTTAGCAATCATAAACATAATACGATTGTATTCATCTTGGCCGGCAGAAGGTCTAGCTGAATATTCAGCTACAATACAATCATCAGGTTGAGATAAATTATTAGCTTGTTTTAAAACAAACAAGGAACCTAAAGATTCACCTCTGTCTGAATCTACACCGTAAGGGTCATGTCCTATGTAATATAAATTATCAGGTATTCTACCGTTTTCATAATGAGGTTTTTGATATTGTACAAAACAACCTTCACGATTAGAATCTTTTTTAATTGGAAAAGAATCAATAGGTTTAAGATTGTCTGAAGGTATAAAATTAAC